CAAGCCTTCCCACGCTGATGCGAAAGATTTACCTTTGGCCTGCTGATCTTTAATGTGTCTATCAGTCATTATAGGTTTTAACTGCCCTACAATACTTTCATTACCCATATTCAATGCCTGAATAGCACTTGGATACAGTGAATTAATATCAACTGATCCTATCCAATCATGTAAGCCTTTTTTAGGAAACGCTACATAGGCACCTGCGGCCTGTGTATCCTCTCCTGTTAAGCGTTCTCTTCTGTTTGGGACCACAAGCCCACGTTCATGTGCTTCGTTGATTATAGCACTCTCTGTAACAGCTACAGCACCCATTGTTGTTTGTAGTAGCACTGTGTTTGCGTGTGCTAGTTCATTGGCTAAATCAATAAACTTTAGCTTGTCATCTAATTTTTTAAGCAGTAAAGTATCTTGTCTGTTGTATTCAATAAATGTTTCAAAGTCATTGTTATACAATTGATCTAGTGTGCCTTCATAGTTTGTTTTACGCTCTTGAAGTTCGTGTTCACCAATAGCATCTAATGAATAACTATGTCTTTCTTCATATGTGTACTTTCTGTACAGTTGCATATAATCCATGTGTACACGACCAATGGTATCAAATGTAACATTTTCAGCACCAAAGCGTTCAAATGTACGTTTCTTAGGTAGCTGATTCCATAAACAAAATCGTCTAGTATCATCTTTAGATAATACTTTTGTTACTCTGTTAACACAGTACGGAATATCATATCCTTCACTGTTCCATCCTGATAGTATATCAGCGTCTTCTAATAGATCTAAGAATGTGCCTAATAGATCTTGTTCACGTTCAAACAGGAATGTGTCAGTAAATTTATCACATGTATTTTGTGCTTCTTCCCAACTCATACCTTTTGGAGGTAGTGCCAACGTAACCATCTTGTCTGCCCAATCTAAGTAGACTGAAATAGCTGTTATGGGATTAAAAGGATCATCTGGGCGACTGTATCCTTTCTCTGGATCAAAGTCAACCTCAATATCAAAGAAAGCAACATTTAGTTTAGGTGCATCAACACCTTGATAGTTATCTGCTAGACAACGGAATACAGGATTAATATCTGATTCAAATAGTTTCTTATCACTTTGTATTTTAACTTCTCTATGGAACTCTTTAGCCGAACGTGTAGCGAAGCGACTTACTGGATTGCCGTAAATTGATTTGTGTTTGCCTTTTTGGTCTTCGTAGTAAAATACGTAACTGGCAGGAAACTCTGTAAACTTACGTTCCCCGTTGATTCTTTCTACAATATGTATTTTGTCGCCATTGCGATCAAATAGTGCATCTATGTAACTCATTCATTTCCTTTATCATTTATGGCTGATTTACCGTTAACATGCAGGTTAGGCCTGCGAAACCGTTACCACCAATAGCTGGCAACTCCATATCCAAATATATTTACCACAGCAAAGTAGGTGGTCAGTATCATTGGTGTTGGTATTCTTCTACGCCAATAAGCGTATATAGCACTGAGCGATCCTATAAAAAATCCAGGATATACTATTTTCATATTTGGAGCATCTGCGTGTATTGCCAAATATAGACTGGCAATTACAGTAAAAACTAAACTAACTTGTTCGCACCAAAAAGCAATATGATCTTTGTGATAGCTTTCTACCCACATTTCCCACAATTTAGTCACTAAAGAGTTTTGCCAACTGTAGTCAGTATTGTTTCTAGTGTTTCGTGATCTTGTTGTTCTTGTTGAAATTCTGATTTATATGCTATTCTTAGTGCTTTGTTTAAGATACTAGGTTTGATTTGTAGTTCTTCTGCAACTGCTTTAACAGTATCTTTAAGACCGCCTTGTAAAGTTTCTACTTCGGTCATAACACCAAGACCTTCATTGATAAGATTTGATAGCTTCTTTTGCTGTTCTGATGAAAAAACTGTAGACATCTTTGATTCTCCTTATTAACAATACTAGTAATTATAGCATCGTTGTTAGGAGAGTCAAATTATTTTGGCTATTTTAATTTCTGCTTAATAGTTTTACTATTTGTGCTTTAAGTTGGTCTAGTTCTTGACTGTGATACTTGTCAACTAGTTCTTGACTAGCAATATCAGCTTGTTCTTGATCATTTTCTTTATCTAAACGATCAACATCTTTTTCTAAGCCCATTGCTAATGCGGCCACTGGATCACCTTTAGTAATTCCTGCTGATTTAGCTTGTTGCTTTTTAAGTGCCATTTTAGTTTTAACATCCATCTTGCCAGTGATGTCATCTTTTTTAGCTTCTCTAGTTAAACTTGCTTGTGTGCCTATTTTAGTTTTCATTAACTGTTCTAAATCATTATGATCTAATGGTCCAATGCCTTTAACAGCTTCGCGTGTTGGCATACCTAAGTCAACCCAAGTTTTAAATTGTTCTTCACTTGGTGTTGAGTATGGAGACCAGTCCATGTCTACTTTTTTACCATCTTTTTCAGCGTAATGAAACTTTTTAGTAACATCATCATACTGCTCTACGTCTTCACCGTACTTCCAACCTTTATAGTCTTCAGTAACTGGCTCAACACTTTCAGATGTTTGTTCTATCCAACCGTTACCATCACAGCTATCACACTCTTCGTATTCTTCTTCACCGTCATCGTTTTCGTATTCTATTTCGCCTGTGCCACCACAGTTTCGACAACCTACTTGTTCCCAATCTTTTTCGTGTTCACCTGGACCGTAGTCTGCTATATCCATAACCCAATCAACGTTATTTGGTGTATAATCACCTTTTTTGTTTAATACATACAGTACAACTTTGTCTGCCATGTCGTCTAAGTGATCAAACTTACCTACATGTTTTTCAATCCACTCATATGAACTATTACTAAAGTTATCACCGTCATTACCGTGTCTGTAAATAATTTTACCTACAGCTCTTAATAGTTCACCTTCAACAGTGTCTGCTTTGCCTTGTTTAGGAACTAGCTGATCATATAAATCACCATAAGCATCTTGATACTCACCATTACCACTCCAATAACGAGAATGACCATCAAAGTCCATAATTCTACGTTTAGGAGTTGGATCTTCTTTAACTGGTGTCTTCATGTATCCACCGTACTCTCTACTGTACAGCTCTCTCATTTGATTTGCCCACGCTAAATTCCAGTTCACATTAAACTTTTTCTTAATTTCAGGAGTGTTCTGTGCTAGATAATTACCGAGCAGTTTTCCGTATGCTAGGTCATAAAAGCCATTAGCCATTGGATCTAACCCAGGTCCTAGATCTTTTATTGTTTGTGCTACTACAGGTTCTGGTACAAAGTCTTGTGGTAAAGGCATGTCAGCTTCTTTAACAGCTTCTTTTTTCTTAACTCCTAAAACTTTATGTGGATTACCAAAACTTGAGAATTTTTCTTGTGCCTTTTTAGCATTTACTGATTTAATTGTATGTGTTCTAGTACCAGTGAATTGTGGGTCTTTATATGTTATTTCAAACTCAGCTTCGTCAATTGTATCTTCTTTAAAACGTTCGCTGTCCATATCTTTTAATCTATCTGAACTCATTGAGTGTTCACGTTTAGTTAACATGCTGTCAATCCAATTAGCATCACCAAAGAATTCAGCAGTAGCATCGCCGCCCTGTCTATTTGATTTAAAGTACTGTAGCAAATAACGAGCATCGCCGTATGTTAACGGAACCATCTCAGGACCTACTTTAAGATCTATATCTTTTTTGTTTCTGACTGCGTGTAGTAGTTGACGAATAGTTTCAACACCTGCCGCCGCTCCGTATGATGATTCAAATAAATTTGTTAATAACATTTTAATCCCTTGTTTTTAAAAAACTACGCAACATCCATGCGTGTTTGCCAAACGCATCAATACGACTAGCTATAAAATCAGCTACGCCTTGTTCGTTTGCCTCTTCTGCAACTGTAAATATTCTTTTAGTTAAATCTAACATCTTGTTAGTATCTTCTAACAACTCTTCAATCATTAATCTTGCTCTTGGCACATTAGTCTGTCCATCTACAGTGGATAGTGTGCTAAAACGTTCAAAACTTCCTGGAGCATAACTATCTAATTGCCTAATTAATTCAGCTGTCTGATCAACACTATCAAATACTTCTTGATATACGTTGCCAAAAAACTCATGTAATTGAGCAAAGTCACTTCCTTCAACATTCCAATGAAACATATGTGCTTTCAATTGATATGCGTATGATGATGCTAATAATACTTTTAAATCTGCTACTAACATATGTCTTTTTCTTTATGTTCTATGTGTTTACGAACAGCTCTCATATAATCATCAGCTTTAGTTACTTTTGATTGTACCCATCCTGGTAAACCTCTTTCTTCAGAATAATGTTGTGCTAGTAATTTGTAAGTTTCTACTGCATTTTTAGCTAGTTCTAAAAGATCTGCTTTAGCCATTTGTACTTC